ATATGTCTTTAGCTTCTTGATATTCTTTTTCTTTGGCTTGTACCCCATTAATCTATTTTGATGCCAGGATTGTATGCGTTGCTTATTGGATCTATATCTGCATTTGAGTTTGAAGAATACTCAGGAAAAGAGCTTGTCTTATAAATCAAATAGTCTATAATTCTCTGCCCATAAAACTCTGCTGAATCCATCTGCTTTCTAATCAACCAATCAACATCGTTCTTAGTTGCAGCAGTTCCGTTCTCACTATTCTTTTGTGTAATCGAACCATTTGCAATCTTGTAGGAAATAAATGGCAATGCTTCCACAATAGCATAATGAACTAAAGCATCTTGTATGTAGTCATCAACTAGAATCTTATATTCTCCTGTCAACGATGCACCATCAACTCCTGCTATATCATTCTCCAACTTCTCATATAACTTAGTTCCTAAGATAGCTTGTAAATGCTTGTCTTGTGAAATCTTAACGAATGGAAGCAAATACTCCGTATCGATGTTATAATTTAGAGCAGTTGATGTTTTCAATCTGTCCTGTGATATGAATAAAACTGTTGCCATTATCTATTTTTTAAACTTCCTCTATTTGGTGTTGTTATCGGTGCAACTGCTTCCGTTCCTTTCTGCTTAACATAAGGATTGTTACCAACTCGCTTCTCATTGTCAAGACCTTTGTTCGGTAAGAACTTTCCTTTTACTTGCTTTCTAAAGTAGATGCGTCTCATCCAACCATGATAACAATAAACCCCACCTTTCCAAGTGAATAAATCGTATGTGCTAGAGCCTTTAGGTGCAAACTGCCCATTTACTCCATCTCTCCCCATTTTTTTGATGTCCTCGTATCTGAACTCAATGCCAGATTCTGCCATCATTATCATTTCAGTACAAAATGGTCTGCTTGGATTCTTAGCTTGTTTAGTTGTGGTCTTTGCGTATGCATACCTTACTTTATACAAACCCTTATCTCCCCATTTAGACTTTTCTCCTGCCTTTGCATCCGAATCATTTGGTTGTCTATCAAAACCCTCAAACTCTTTGTGAAAATCAGGATTTGTTGTATCGACTAATTTCTCACTCATCAACTCGTATTCTTCCTCATCGTTTACCTCTCCGTAAATCTTAAGCTCTTCGAGTAATGTTTCAGACTTAGCATCGTCAAGGAATGGTCTATCGTCATGCTTACAAGCACTCATTTTAACACCTGTTTCCTTTTCTTTTGTTTCCTTGTCTAAATCTGCTAAATCCTCTGCAAATTCAATAGGCTGCAATGTCTTAAAGTAAACATCTAAGTGAATGCCATTAACTGCAAGCACCTCATCAATCGCATCAATGATTATGTTTTGCTTTGGCTTTATAACTGTGTTGTCAAATAGCTGAGATGCAACCTTTATTTCCTCTGCATTGTTACCTAAACCTGTCTTGTCTTTAATACCAAACAACATAGGAGATGTAACTCTATGACCTACTAAAATTTTCTTTGTGCATTCCTCAGATAAGAACTTGTATTGCTCTGCTGCTTCCGAAATAGGTATTTGGTCTATCGTTGTAGCTTGTTGTTGATTATCATTAAACGATAAAACAAACTTCTTACCACTTGTACTTGTAAACTTCTGCGTAATCTTTCTCTCAATAGCATCCTGCTCTTCTTTTGTAGGTGTACCATTGTTGAAGTTTACCATCATGCTAGGAGCAAAGCCTTGCTGAATGTTTGTTAAGTGATAGTTTCCTATCTCCTCGTCTATCTCACTCCATTGTAAAGAACCTTGATAGTCAACAGGAGAGAAATAAAAGAAGCCAGGAGAGTAAGGATGTATAACCATAATTTGGCTATCGCTTGATTTACGCTTGCCATCAAATGCATCTATTCTAATAGGCTTGAACTTGTCCTTTCTGAACTGCGACCAATCATCTGAGTAGTAATATGCTTGTATCTTTCCATCAACTGCCTTTTCTGGTCTTAAGTTTTGTATTGGAATATGCTTTGCTTTCTTAATCTCAGTCTTGCCCTTGTTCCAAACTACATTGAACGCAGCTTGACCTAGTAACTTCAAATCTAAAGACACTTTTCGTATATCTTCATCTCTAAAAATGAGCTTCATTTTAGCATAGTCTAATGGTCTTTTGTCTGCATCCGTTGCATCAAGACCTTGACCATAAATCATCTCGCCTATACCTGTAATAATAGCATTGTTAACTGCACTACCATTGAACCTATCTATAAGGAATTGATAGTAGTTGTTATCTCTACCATATTCCACCCACTCCCTTGCAGGGTTCTCCTCAATCTTTGGAGTGGTGTAAGATGACATTTTTACTAAATTTATCATGCTGCTTATTCTTCTGTGTTATAGTAAACGTAATTCCTTGCAGTTGGGTTTGCATACTCAGTAAATGTAACCTCACTATCTGCGTCTATTATCATTGTACCCTCCCATCGTAAACCCAATACAACTGCGTTTGTTGGATCTGTATTTGTATCGTTTGTTTGCTCATATACGACTAAATTGTAAAATGAGTTTGTTTTTAAATTATCAAAACCTGCATAAAATCCATCATAAGTATTTGTATAGATTTGCATTGTTATACTTCTTTGATTTTTTGCAGCTATTTGATTGTTTGGTATAACTACATATCTTGCAACTCTTGTTTGCTCATCTATTACACCAATTAAAAAAAAGTTATCTTCAGCATTAACACATTGATTGTAAATGTTTACATACAACCCATTACGACTACTTTGTGTCCAATGCTCCATTACTTTTTCTTTTTTACTTTAAACGATTTGTGAATTTCACAACCTCTTTTTTTAGCATACCAATCACTAAACTTCTCTGCATCTTTGTGCATGTCAAAATACTTTGTAATAGCAATAAAGTCTCCATCTACATGTGTAATTTTGTAAACAGTTTTACTCTTGACTTTAAGTTTATCAAAATATATCATATTATTGAATCGTCTGAGTTATCTCTAATAAATTGAGCTGCCTCTGTTCGTGTCATTAAGCAGTTGTTTGGATATTCCTTTCCCTTACCTAAATCAAGCAAAGCAGAAAGCTCTCCACTTACCCAACTTGCTTCAAGTTCAATTATATGAAATTTAGCCTTACTAATTTTTACAACAGGGTTAGCACCAAACTTTCTACGATTGTACTCTCCAAGCTCTTTAAACGTTGGTTTAATGACACCATTTTGAACACCCTCCTCGTCATATTGTGGTATTCCGTAGGTTTTCATTAACTCTTCTGGAATCAATCCTTTAAAAGTCTTTGTATCAAGAGATAAATAAACGTTTCCTCTCATAATTAATTTGTATGTGCAGATAAACCTGCGTTATAATTGTTTTCTACTTCGTCTGATGTTAATGCTTTGTCGTAAAGTCTTACATCGCTTATTATATCTGTTGAAAATAAAATTAATCCATCAGGAGCATCAGCACCAATAATTAAATTTGATGTAGAATCTATATTGCCACCTTTTGAAGATATATTAACAGGAGTTTGAGCTGCTTTGTTTACGTAACAAGTTGCGTTTGCACTTCTATCGCAAACAATTGCAAGATGCAACCAAGTATTAGAACTCAGATTACTTGTTAAATCAAAACCTATATTACCCGGAATTATATTATCGTTTAATTCTAACTTTAAAACATTTGAACTTGTTAAGTACAAAGTATATCCACTTGTCGTGCTTCTTTTGTCTAATAATCTTCTATCTGTATTACCATCAATTCTTAACCAACACTCTAAAGTAAAATCTCCTGTACCAAAATCTAAATCATCAGCATCAGCCACCTCAGCATAACCACTTCCGTCTAAATTAAACGAGTTCAATCTATCTCGAACTGCGTTACCGAAGATGTCCTTAGTTGGTATAGTTGGGTTAGGTATAACAGTTGAGTTTAATGTTGCTGCTCCGTCTGTTAGTCTGTATGCACTTGCTGAGGATGATTCTTCTAGTTGTCCACCCCAAATCTCCATATCTCTTGCAGTTGCACCACTATATGTATTAATACTATACAATGTACTTGATGCCGATGTATCATATAATTGTATCCTATCCCAATTACCTGTTAAAGTAAATATTTGAGATACACCATTTGATAATCTTATTGTTTCGCCTTGTGTGCCTTTTACATAAATACTGAAAGTTTTACTAGAACCTGCATTGTCTAAATATAAACTATCGTTAGCATTCATTTGCATTCTAGTAGAATCGTTTGCTCCACTCGGAGAAGTACCATAGTTAGGTGTTAAAGTAACCGTAGCTTCTTTATTCCATCGACTAAAGTCTTGTGAGTAAGAAAACAAATTACTCCCCTTACTCCAATTTTGCATACCAAGTTGTGGTATTCTTGGTTGAGCAGGTTCGTGTGAAGCACCATTTATAGTACCATTATTACCCCCTCCTGAACTATCGTAAACTATTGAGCCTGCACCCTCACTTAAAGCCCAATAGCCTCTTAAATCAGCTAAAACTACTGATGTGCCTTCTCTATCAGTTAATAAATTTTGAGGGTTTGCATAATCGTAAGCGATGTCATCAAGTGATAAGTCTTCATTGTAGAACTGAATATCTGACAATTGGCAATCACCGTAATTAAGACCTACCTTAGCAAAACTTAAACCTAGCAGTGTTTTACTTGGGAAATTTATAGCTACTCTTTGCCATTGATTTAAAGTTACACTTTCAGTTTGCACGCCATTTACATAAATAACTTTACCCAATAGATTTGTGCAATTAATAGTTCCTTGGTTGTTTGATATTGATATTGTACCTCTACTTGCACCTCCAAGCCAAATGATAGAATCAAAGGGTTGACTTGCAAGTGGCTTGTACCAAAAAACTAAACTTTTAATTGATGTTGGATATGAACTAAAAGTTACAGAATCTAGATTCCCATCAAACTCAAGAGCCTTACCTGTAAACAACTCGCCTACATTATTGTTACCCGATTTGTCAGGTGTGATTTGGGTTAGTTCTTTTACGGAGATTGT